CCAGAGATCACCCCTTCCCCTCTACAGATCGGGGGTAACTTCGTAGAAAGAAGCGAACTCGCAGGCACACTCGTTGTCGGCGTGGGCAACGCTCCAAGCCACGCCCACTTCGAACAACAGCGCCGCGGTAAAGTCAATCGATCCCGTTACCGCGTAGTGCGTTTCTCGGGTTCCGCCACCGCTGGCGGCCAGGTCTGCGCCCTCGACCACGGCGACATAGGTACCACTTGAGTCTGCGTCCCTGCACTGGATCACCCCGGTGATCCATACGTGATCCCCGTCCGCTACGTTGACAGCGCCGAAAGTAGCGATCGCCGTTGTTAGCGTTGTCGGTCCAAAGTAGACGATCGGGGTCAGTGTGTCCGTGGAGTTATTGTCCAGGACCTTGATCAGGATCCTGAAGTGGAGTTCTTTTCCGTCCTGCCACCAGCCCGCAGGCATCGAGAAGGATGTGCCATCCAGGACGGTCTGAGTCGTCGAGTTCTCGTACTCCGTACCCTGGGCGGTGATATTCTGAATCAGGCGCTGAGCCATGGCGATCTCTCTTTTGTGGGTCTAAAGGTTGGATCTCTTGGAGCGGTCCCAGGTCCGGATCGCTTTGGTCGACTTCTCGCGCGCCCAGTCCTGGGCGGCCGGGCTTCCGTCCGTCAGGTCTAGCGCCTCACGATAGAGCCGCTGGCGGGTGTCCCGCGGATCGACGTCGTTCCGAAGCTCACCGCACCCGCCAGCCGATCCCCTCACCAAGGAGTCGGGGAACTCGCGCGCCAGCATAAGCGCCGCACCGTCCTGAAGAGGACTCCCCGAAGGGAGCTCATACCCTGCGCCAGCTTCCCAGGGGAACGGGATCCGGGTCCTGCTAGACATCCGCGCTCCCGTCTTCGGTGGGCGCGGTGGCGGCGGTGGTGGCGGTGGCCTTCGTTGCCTTTCTCGCACGGCGCTTCCGCGGCTTCGGCTTAGCGGGTGCGGCGGTCTCTCCCAGCATGCGCGCCAGGCGGGCGCGCTCCCGCTCGAGCTTCGGGGTCAGGTGCGGATGTTGACGTTCGTCCCGCTGTAGCGACGCGATCCGCTCCCGCTGCGGCGCTGTACAGAGAGTCAGCGCGTCTGCGGACATTGGCGGGATGTGGCCTTCGGTTACAAGCCACCGCAACCAGGACCAATACCCGGCCAGGTCGATCGAGCTCGCCAGTCCGCGTCCTGCGATATGCCGCGGAGTCTCCCATCTAGTGTGGTGATACCACCCGTTCCGACACTCCGTCCGGATCACATAATCGCGACCATCAGGAGTCAGATCATAGGGGACCACGGTCCAGCCGTGTTCCTTGTCGTATGCGTCCGCAAACACCGTCGAGTGATCAAATCCGATCCCGTTAACACCAAGTGAATGCGTCCGATCGCCCAGTAAAGGCAACCACTCACCGCTTGGCTCAGAGTCGTCTTCGACCTCAACCCATTGCCAGCGCAACGGGTGCCACCGCGAGATGAACTCGTTGTTCCGATCGTGCGGAAGCTTGGTCCTTCCACGACCGCCCCGAGTAGGGATCCGGCTGGTCTCAGGTCTCGAGTCTGTAGCGAAGTCGTGCAACGGTTGATCCTCCGATCTGGCGGTGGCGATCAGGTAGTGCGGCGGCCCATGAAGTCAACCCCACGCTGCTCGAGCACGCCAAAGCCCAGCACAGAGTTGTGCACGACCTTGGTGATCGCGCCTGAAGCATCGCGCCCGAACTCTGTCCAGATCGCCTGGCCCTGCTGAATCACCGCGCCATTGGCATACTGGATATGTCGCGGCGATCCGTCCATATACCCGATCGCCCCAGGTCCTACGATAGATCCGCGGCTATCTGCGCCAGCGTTGATCGTCGGGACCAAGGTGGACGTGAACCAGTCGATCCCCAAGAAATTACCCTTGAAACCCATCGATGCGCCTGCGTTGAAGATCGCCTGTACATCTTCGCGATACTGAAACGCGCCGGTCTCCGATCGAGCTGAAGCCACGATCTGATTGTATTGGTGCGGATAGACCGTCCCCAGTAGAAGCCCGCCCACCGAGTTGTTGATCAGCGTTGCTTTAGCGCTGAAGACGTCGTCGATGTCGTTGTTTACAGTGGTTGAGCCGACCGAATCCGTAAAGTCGGCAGTCTCACACAGCATCTCTTGCCAGCGCATAACATACGCGCCCAGGCCGTCCATAACGAGCAGCGCGATGTTGAAGCCCACCCCGTCAACCATCTCGTTAATGTCGGACTGCCCGCGCTCGAGCGCTTGACGGGATCCGGTGATCGTGGTCGAGCTCTTCCCCATATCCGTCGGAGTCGTTGAAGCGTTCTCGGCTACCGCGGCCATCCGATCGATCCCCATCGCAGACACGATCGGAAACTTTCGAGTCAAGCTCCCAGAAGCCGCGAACGTCCCCCCGTAGGTGATGTTCGGGTGCCCGAAGAGCGACTCTCGATCGCCCAGGGCCAAGATGTATTCGCCGGCTATGTCTTCGGTAAGGCGGACGTCCCCAGACGCGCTATAAAGCTCAGCCATAATGGCTCTCCGTTAGATCGCGGTGAGCCGTTTGTGCGCTGTTGACGGGTGCGAGCCGAACGACCGGCGGGCCTGTCTGCGCTGTTGACGGTAGCGAACCGAACAGACCGCGCCTTAGAATGTAGTCACCCGCCAGAAGTAGCACAGATCGTCAGATCCCGTCAACCACCCGACTTCTTCGTCCAGGCGTACACTGGCGGAGATTGACCGTGCGCACCAAACCTGGCGGCCCTGGTCCTCCGGAGCTCTTCCGCGGTCATCAGGCTAGCGTGACGGACCTCTGTCGTGTTTGCTGGTGCGCGAGCACGAACGTCCCGGTTCGGGTCCCAGGGTGCGGGTGCGGCGGGTGCGACGGGTGCGGGTGCGGCGGGTGCGGCGGGTGCGGCTGGTGCGGGTGCGGCGGGTGCGGGCGCGTCGACCGGGAGATAGGCGCGGAGTCCTCGAGCGAGGTTAGCCCGATCTGCTAACCACGCGCCGATCCCTCCTTCGGGCTTTGCCGCTAACCGCGCCCAGGCCATCCGCGCGAAGTCGACCCCTTCAGGCTCAGTGATCCCCGCGGTCATGATCGCCCGCTCTTCGCTCCACTGGGTCTCGAGTCCCTTCAGACGCTCGATCTCTGCGGCCATAACTTCGGTGTTTCCCACCGCGCCTTGCAACGTAGCGACATCAGCCTGAGCCGCGGCCAACAGGTCGCGCGACTCCGCCAGCTGGGCCGCCAGCGCTTGACGCTTTGCTCGCTCTTTCTTCAACGCCTCCAGTGGCGGTTGATGCGCTGACGGCGCTGTTGATTCTTCTTCCATTGCTCTTCCTATGCGTCTGCGTCATTTGATACCGCAACGGCAAAAGATCCCGGCCCCAGAATTCTATCCGCGGACTCTGCCGAAAGATTGAAGAAGCTTTGAAGCATTGACGCTCCAGAGCTCCGCGGGATCTGGCCAGACAAGACCGCCACAACAATAGCCTGGGCCTGAGCGACCTGAGCACCGTTTAGCGCAGTGTTCTGCGCGGGCGCCGCGGCCACCGCAGGATCGGTAACTACGACCGCGTCTGCGCCTGCGTCTGCGTCTGCGGTGGGGGTTCCGCGCTCTGCGTCAATTGCTGCGAGCTCTGCTAGCGCCTGATCCTCTAGGGTCCCCGGGTGGAGATCCATGTAGGTCTGCAGCCGAGTCGCGAGTCCCCGATCGTAGAGCGCCAAGGAGTGCTCTCTCTTCGCTGTCAATTCCACCGAAGAGAGCGGGATCGGCGCATACGTCACAGAATACCCCGACTCGGGATAGCTCGAGCCGATCGCCCGATTGCGCAGGATCGCGGAGAGCGCAACCAGGCGCTGGTCGGCCAGCTGAAACGGCGCAGAGAATCGTCTTTGCTGCGCCCGTTTCTGTTCATTGTCGAGACTGATCGCATACCCTGAGCGCGGATCTCCGCTTCGGCGCTGTTGCGCCGGTGAGCCGATCCCCGCATCAGCGCTCATCCGCGCCGCGTAAGAGTCCACGGCGCTCAGTAACTTTTCAGGATCGCCACCTGGGGCGAACTGTCCCGCCTTAGCGGTGGTTGATCCGTCAACCGAACGCAGACGCAACAGGCTACCGGGATCGGTCACGATCTCCAGGGTGCGGCTCACCCCGTCTGCGTCCTGGACCTCCAGCCCTTCGATCTCCAAGTCGATCGAATAGCGCTGGGGCCAGCTACAGTCGCGCACCTGATGAAGCCAAAAGGAAAGCAACACAGAGTGGTTGATCGCGCCTTCAACGACCGTGATCCACTCATAAGGATCGAAGAGCCGATCCGTCATGGCTTCTGCGTGATGAACCACGTAAGGCAGGACCGGGATCCCCTCGCTAGTTCGGTAGGGATACCCGTCCGGCTGATCACCGTATAGGTCCCCGTCGAACGGGTCGATCCCCGCTCCCGCTTTTCGGATCTGGTAGACAGGTCGGTCGAGATCTTCGACGCTCAGGATATCCCAGCTCCAGTCCCGATCCCGCTGACGGAGCTCCGCGATAGTGTGCGGCTGGTCTGGTCGATCCACTGGAGCGACAGCGGTCACCCGATCGGGCGCCACTGCCCGATAGGTGAGCTCGCCCGCCCGATCGGTATCCGCGCGGATCAAGTATTCTCGACACCCGATCACCCGACTCTGATACCGCGACATCGAAGCCCAGAGCCCCGAGCGCTGGATCGCTCCCTTCGGGCCAATCAACCCTGCGGCCCGATCGGTCTCTTCGTGCCAGGTCCCCGGCGGGCGCTCATACAGGGTCGCCAGCTCGCGGCATAGGGTCCCGAAAAACATACCGCTCAGATCTGGCGGCCCTGTCATCTTTCGACGGACCGATCCAAGGTGCTGTTGTAGACGTTCCACCAGATCGGGCAGAAACGTCCCATCCAGTAAACGACGCCTGAGCCGGGTATGCCGCCAGCGACGGCTCTCCGCCGGATCTAGGGGCTCAGGCGGGTGCTCGACCCCGAGCCGGTATAGTGCACCATTCATAGCGCTAGACTAGCACGATCAGCCGAATTGAACCCGAGCGCCCGATCTACGCCGTGAAGAGTAGATCAGATCCCGCAGACCATACCGGATCGCGTCCATAGCGTGCGATTCTTCGGAGTTCGGCGCCATATCGTAGCCCAGGAAGGCACGGATACAGAAGTCCGCTCGATCGTGGACCTGCAGCCGGCCAGGCTGCAACATCAACTTATGGAGCCATGTACACCCGTATGACACCGATCCCGGCTGGTTACTCGCTCCACGTTTCGCGGGACGGATCGGGGGATCTAGACGGTGACGTCGGATCCCATGACTCTGCGCCCGCGGATGGCGCTCGAGCGCCGCGGTTAGGCGCTCATTCGACTTCTGAACAACCCGGCTCGATCCGTAGTGCTTGCGGTCCCCGTAGACAGCATCCAGCGACGACCAGCGCAGCCCGGAGCGCTCGAGCATAGCCAGGATCGCGTCTGCGTCCTGGCTATCGGTGGTGTCTCCTTCCCCGATCGCTTCATCCAGGATCCACACCCGTGGATCTCCACCGCGGCCG